GCTGAACCTGATCGAAGAGTTCATCAGTAAACAAGACACCGGGGAAAATCTCGAGGCGTTGAAAGAGACCGACCCCATTGGTTATGCCGTCAAGGTAGCCGAGCGCACAGAGCGCGAGAAGCAACTTGCGATGGTTCAGGCCGAGAAGCAGCGTATTGCTCAACAGCAAAACGCCGAGCGTCAAGCCGAACTAGCCCAAGCTGTCAACCGTGAAGCGCAGCGACTTGCGGAGGTGATTCCTGACTACGCACATCCTGAGAAGGGAACCGAAGTCAAGAAGATGGTTCGAGAGTTTGCCAAATCAATCGGTTATTCCGAGCAAGAACTGGCAACTGCTTACGACTCCCGAGCTGTTCAGGTTCTGTATATGGCCGCGCAATACGCGAAGTTACAGAGCCAGAAGCCTCAAGTAACCAAGAAAGTAAGTGAAGCGCCGAAGATGCTTCGTCCAGGCAATGCAGCAACTCAAAAGGTAGCGGCAGACGAAACAGTAAAGAAAGCTCATTCGCAGTTGAGGAAGTCTGGAAAAGTCTCCGATGCTGCGGCCCTGTTTGAACGTCTACTCTAAGGAAACATCATGACCACTTTTCGTACCTATGCCGCTATTGGTATGCGGGAAGACCTGAGCGATATCATCTATAACATCGCTCCCACCGACACGCCTTTCATGTCGTCTATCGGCAAGACCAAGGCTACCGCTGTTCTGCACGAGTGGCAGACCGACTCCCTGGCCGCTGCTAGCGTTTCCAACGCTGCCGTGGAAGGTGCTGATGCTTCGACCGCGACGCTCAGCCCGACGACCCGTGTTGGCAACCGCACCCAGATCAGCCAGAAGACGGTTGGCATCACCGGAACGCTGCAAGCCGTTGACAAGGCTGGCCGCAAGTCGGAACTGGCTTATCAGTTGTCGAAGGCTTCGTCTGAGATCAAGCGCGACATGGAACACATCCTGTTGAGCAACCAGACCGCCGCCAACGGCACGGCTGGCTCTACCGCCCGTACCTTGGGTGGCCTGCAGGCTTGGTTGAACAGCAACTTCGACGGCGGCACCAGCTCCACGGCTGGCAACCTGGGCACGACCGCTCGCGTTGGCGGCACGGATCGCACCTTCACCGAGACCATCCTCAAGACGGTCATCAAGGAAGTGTACGAGTCGGGCGGCACGCCGAAGATTCTGATGGTCAACCCTGGTCACAAGCAGACCGTTTCGGCCTTCGCTGGCATCGCTGCTCAGCGCTACATGGCTCCTTCGGATGCTCCGACCACCATCATCGGCGCTGCTGACATCTATCTGTCGGACTTCGGTTCTGTGTCGGTTGTCCCCAACCGCTTCATGAACTCGAACAACGACTGCAACGATGTGGCCTTCGTGGTTGATCCCGAGTACGCTGCCGTGGCCTTCCTGCGTCCGTTCCAAACGAACGAGCTGGCTAAGACGGGTGACTCGGAGAAGACCCAGTTGCTGTGCGAGTACACGCTCGAGGTTCGCAACCAGGCTGCTCACGGCATCTGCGCTGACTTGACCTAAGCCGACCTATCGGTGACAACTAAGGGGGCCGGGGCAACTCAGCCCCCTTTTTCACATGAACACCAATTTAGAAGACATCAAGGTAGTCCACCGTAAGGCTCACGCCGATGACAATGGGGGCATCATCATTGAGAGCGCCCAGGATGTTGGCGGGATCGTTGAGTCAAATCGTAAGCAATTCAATGCTTATGATGAACGCGCTCGGTGGAGTGATGACCTGTTGGGCAATAAGATCGCTTCTATTCCCTTATCGGTGATTGACGATCTCAACCAAAAGGGCATCATGCGAGGGTTTCATGTTCTCGATCAGGCCCGTTTTAAGGCTTGGCTAAACCATCCTGACAACCGCGCATTCCGCACCCGTCCGGGGAGGATTTGATGGCTATCTCAACTTATTCCGATCTCAAGACTAAGATAGCCGACTATCTTGGTCGGACTGATCTCACGAGTCAGATTCCAGACTTCATTACATTCGCAGAGAACCGCCTTCGCCGGGAGTTGCGGATTCGTCAGATGTTGAAGTTGGTCAATGCGACGATGACATCAGGAGATGCCACGCTGTCGCTACCGGCTGACTTCCTGGAAATGCGAGATATTCACCTGAATACCACGCCAATCCGGGTATTGGAGTATCTCGCTCCAAACATCTTTTACCGCAACGCAGACGTTACCACTCTTGGGGTTCCTAACAGGTACACCGTCCTGGCGAGCGAATTCCAGTTCGCAAGAATCCCGGATGAAGCTTACAACGTGCGGATGCTGTACTACGCAGCTCCGGCCTATCTGAGCGACTCCAACACCTCTAACGTGTTCTTGGCGAACTGCTCAGATGCGCTGCTTTATGCATCGCTTGGTGAGGCAGAGCCTTATCTGATGAACGATGAGCGTCTGGCGACCTGGGCTGCTCTGTATCAGAGGGCAATTGACACTATCACTACGTCCGATGATCGGGGAGAATACGCAGGTGTTCCCCTTACCATGACACTCGCTCGGAGATAAACATGGCTGAAATGTCCAACTATCTTGAGAACGCGCTTGTAAACGCGACTCTTTGCAACACTTCTTATACCAGTCCTGCAACGATCTATGTGGCGCTATACACCACAGATCCTACCGATGCAGATACGGGTACTGAGGTGAGTGGCAACGGGTATGCTCGTCAATCGGTGGCATTCTCTGCTCCGTCTAACGGGGCGACCTCAAACTCTGCGGCTGTGGAGTTCCCTCAAGCCACTGGTTCGTGGGGTACGGTGGCCTACATTGGCCTTCGGGATGCTTCCTCTAGCGGGAATCTGCTGTATCACACCGCCCTTGATGCGTCTAAGACCATCGCTACGGGTGATGTGTTCCGCATCGCCATTGGATCGCTGTCTGTCACTCTGACGTAATGGCCGATCTCTACCCGCCGTGGACAATAGACTCCCTTGATAACCTCAAGGCGAGTCTAGATGATCTCACACTAACGCTTGATTCTCCACTCTACATCACAAGCGTTACACGGTGGGATGGTGACGCATCTGTAACGGCTTCAGCGAGTGTTGCAGCAAGCGCAACACTGGTTCAGCAAGCCTCTGCATCAATCACAGCATCCGCAAGTGTTTCTGCCTCTGCTCAACTGATTCAGAGTGCATCGGCATCAATTACTGCATCGGGGACTTGCGAGGCAAATGCTGAGCGAATCCAGCAGGGAGTTGCCGACATCAGCGCGTCTGCTGAGTTCACCGCCAACGGTGGGCTAGTTGCTGAAGGCGTTGCAAGTGTCATCACAATTGCGGATGTTTCATGCTCTGCAAATGTGATCTATGCGCCTGTTGCGTCGATTACTGCCCAAGCTGTTGTGACTTGCGACGGCTTTAAGCAAGGCCAGGAGTGGAGTCCGGTGTCGGAATCTTCCGATACTTGGGATGATGTGGCGGTTGACACTACCACATGGGTTCCTGTTCCTGCCGCTGGCGGCTCATGGACTCTAAGGATTTGATATGCCTGAAACCAAGATCACATTCGGAGAGTGGCTTCCAGACCAGCCGGGCATCGCAGGCGCGCTCCAGGCGGCATACAACGTCTATCCTCAACAGGTTGGATATGGCCCTGTCCCGTCAACGTCTGACTACTCAAACGCAGCATCTGAAGATTTAAATGGCATCTTCTCGGGGAAGATTGCCAGCGCCTCTAGTCTTTTTGCAGGCGGCGCAACAAAACTATTCAAGTATGACTCTGCCACTCGCAACCTGAGCAATGTCTCAAAGGCCGGTGGATACACGAATTCAAAGTGGCGCTTTGCCCAGTTCGGTGATGTTGTACTGGCAACCAACGACAACGCAAAAATTCAAGCATTCACGCTGAACTCAAGCTCGGCATTTGCTGATGTAGCTGCCGCCGCTCCTGTTGCTGCATACATCACTGTTGTTCGAGACTTCGTGGTCGCCGCGAACATCGCCTCTTATCCCAACCGAGTCCAGTGGTCTGACATCAACAACGAGGCGAATTGGACTGCTGGGCCTACTTCACAATCAGACTACCAGGACATCCCTGATGGTGGGGATATCCAGGGAATAACGGGTGGAGAGTTCGGGCTAGTCCTGCTCGAGAAGGCTATCGTTCGGATGAGCTATATCGGCTCTCCTTTGTTCTTCCAGTTCGACACCATCTCCCGCGAGATCGGGTGCTATGAGCCTGGGTCGGTCTGCCAGTACGGGAACATGACCTTCTTCCTGTCGGATGACGGGTTCTATATGTGCGATGGCCAGAAGGTTGTGCCAATCGGCGCGGAGAAGGTAGATCGCTGGTTCTGGGACGATATCCTTCCTTCTTACGCGAACTTCAGTTCTGCTGTTGATCCGGTCAAAAAGGTTGTGATCTGGTGCTACCAGAGTGTTAGCGGTGGATATTCGCTGCTCATCTACAACTGGCAGTTGGGGCGGTGGTCTTACGGGACAACGACCGCAAACTACATCGCATCTGCCGCAACTCCTGGCGTAACGCTCGAGGGTCTTGACCTGTTCTCGATGTCCATTGATGCTCTTCCGGCATCTTTGGATTCCCGCCAATGGCTCGGAGGAAGGTTGATCTTCTCTGGCGCTTCGGGAGCAAAGATCGTGACCTTTGAGGGTGCGAATCAGTCTGCGTTTATCGAGACTGGCGATCTGAGTTCTGCCCCGAGCATCATCACTCTGGCCCGTCCACAAGTGGACAATGGCTCCGCGACTGTTGCCGTGGCCTCTAGAGAGATGCTGGACGATACGATCTTCTACTCAACGGCTGTGGCCGCGAGTAACGAGAACCGAGTCTCTCTCCGAAGCTCAGGAAAGTACCACCGGATTAAGGTTGTGCCTACTGGGAACTGGACGACTGTGGCCGGTGTTGACATCAATGTCGTTCCGAGAGGCCGCCGATGATGTTTCGTGTTCTCCCCCCATTTGGCGCTGATCCTCGCGGCATCGCTGAGGTAGTCAATGGGTTGATGAATGGCAAGTCCAACAATACCGGGACTGTCACTCTCGCCACGGGGGGCGCACTCACAACCACGCTCTACGACGAGCGAATCAGCCCAGACACGAAGATCGTTCTTCTCCCGTTCTCTGCTGCGGCGTTCGCCGATCAACTCCCTTTCGGGGCGTTTCAGGACTCCACCGATCAGACTGCGGCCTCGACTACTGCGGCCTATGCGGTCACCCTGAACACGACTGATTACTCAAACGGGGTCACGGTCTCCAACAGTTCTCGGGTCAACTTCAAGAACCCTGGGACGTATAACATCCAGTTTTCTCTCCAGTTTGCTAACGCCGACTCACAGATTCAGGATGTTGACATTTGGTTCAGGAAGAACGGAACCGATGTGGCCGGAAGTAATAGCCGGTACTCAATCCCAAATAAGCATGGAAGCATCAACGGCCATCTGATCGCTGCTCTGAATTATTTTATTGAGCTGGCGGCGAATGACTACATGGAGATCATGTGGGCGACAACCTCGACATTGGTGACGCTTGAACAGCTCCCAACTCAGACAAGCCCCACCCGTCCGTCGACTCCTAGCGCAATCGTGACGGCTCAATGTGTGTCAATGGCGAGCATTGCAAATGTGTACGTTTCATCGCAGACTCAGGGATCGGCAACTATCAGCCATTACGCTAATTCCACAGCCGATAAGACCTTTGCTTACATTTTGGTGGGATGATGGAAGCACGATTGATTTCCCCCAACGATCTGCGACAATGGTGGCGATTCGTCAGACCAGGACTGGAGATGATTCTCCACAAGACCCCGGAAGGATGGATTCCCGAGGATGTGTATACAGACTGTTTTAACGGGAAATCTATGCTCTGGGTCGGCCTGGTGGATGCAAGGCCAATCGGGTTCATGGTTCTCCAGCCCCGAAACGACGCACTCCATGTTTGGTGCGCGTACCTTTCCGAAGTCGGATACTTCGACGCAGGCTGGCAGCATCTTATGAACATTGCTCAACACGGTGATGCGAAACGCCTCACTTTTGAATCTTGGCGACCTGGTTGGACGCGCAAGGCAAAGCAACTAGGTTTTAAGCCCCGCTCGTGGGCGCTGGAGGTCTAAATGGGTGGTTCTACGCGAACTCAAACGACGACGAACGAACTCGATCCCGCAGTCCGTCCGTATGTCCAATACGGTCTGAGCGAAGCCCAACGGCTCTACCAGACCGAAACTCCTCAGTATTACCCTGGGCAGACCTTTGTTGGGCCTTCCGCGCAGACTCAGCAGGGATTGACCGCGCTCCAGAATCGGGCGATCTACGGCTCTCCCCTGCTTCCCGGCGCTCAACAGCAGGCTCTATCCACTATTCAGGGTCAATACCTAGGTGGAAACCCTTTCTTCCAGGGGGCGTTTCAGCCTGCTGCACAAGCCGCACAGCAGTCTTTCTATGACGCGATGCAGGGCATTTCCTCCAAAGCATCTCAGGCTGGTCGGTACGGATCGGGTGCGATGGGTCAGCTTCAAGACCGGGCTTCTGGTCAATTGGCTCAGACTCTTGCCAATACTGCTGGGCAGTTGGCATATCAGAACTACGAAGCCGAACGCGCTCGACAGCAAGCAATGATTGGTGGCGCTCCTGCATTGGCGGCGGCTGACTACGGTGACATTCAGCAACTGATGGGTGCGGGGCAGACCGCAGAAGCTTACCAACAAGCCGCGCTCCAGGCTGACATCAATCGCTTCAACTTCCTTCAGGGATTGCCACAGGCGCAGCTTCAGAACTATCTGTCGGCGGTGCAGGGTTCTCCTCGAGGATCGGTGCAGACGACTCCCGTCTATACGAACCGCGCTGCTGGCGCTCTTGGTGGCGCTCTGGCTGGTGGTCAGATGTTCGGGCCTGTAGGCGCGATTGGCGGCGGTCTCCTTGGCCTTTTGGGTGGGTGATATGAATGAACT